AGAGTATGAAGCGACCGAAGATGTCCACCAGGCGATCATGCATATGATCGCAAAATACCTTCGCGATGGTATTAAATACCTTCGCGCAAAATAACTGTGTACAAATTATCAAAAGTGTGGTAGGTTGAATATATCAACTGCTAAGGAATAACACGCATGGCTGTCAAAGCTAAAGTTAAGCCCGTCCCAGGTTCTCGTGCTAAGGCTAAGTCCATAGATGCCCAACTTATGGGTGATGAGCCGTTTGTTGTCACAAACTTGGCTAACGCACTGAACTGGTACAACTACGTGTACGACAACGAGAAAGCCAAGGCATGGGTTCTTGACTATATGAAGAAGGAAGGATATTCAAAGTCCGACCTGTCTGCATTCCGCCGTGCGCCTAAGAATGCAACGATAACTACTGTTGGTTGGTTGGCACGTATCCAGGCTAATGGCAATGAGTTGACCACCAACAATCTTGACTTCATGAAAAAGCGCATCGCATCCATGATCAAGGCAGGTGGCAAGGAAACCACCGAGGTGGTCGAAATCACTAAACCGGTCATTGATATCCAGGCACGGATACGTGCCCGTGCAACCGCTCTGATCACAATGATCGAGGAAGAACTTGACGGTGTGATGAATGGTGGCACATTCGACATCTATAGTTTCTTCCAGCGTAACGAGGTGACTCCTCAGATTGCCGGTTATATCCGTGACTACTATCTTCCTATGAAGGAAGAGTCAGAACTTAATGATGAACAAGTTAAAGAAGCTTATGGCAAGAAGATCAAGTTCTGGCGTACTTTCTATTATACTCTTATTGCAGACTGTGATAAGTTTATAAATAACAAGAAGGCAGTCAAGATCCGCAAGCCGCGTGAGAAGAAAGTTAAGTCGGCTGTAGATATTGTCAAGGCTCTCAAGTATCAGAAGGAAGAACCTTCGTTGAGGATTGTCTCAGTCCACCCGACTGAGATTGTAGGATGCAATCAACTATGGGTGTACAACACCAAGTACAAGAAGCTGACTCAGTATATTTCTATGAGTCCAAACGGCCTTCAGGTCAAGGGTACTACGCTAGTCGGATACGACCCCGAGTTGAGCGTGTCCAAGTCTCTTCGGAAACCAGATGTTACTATTGCCAACCTGTTGAAGGTCGGTAAGGTGGCCATCAGGACTTTCATGGCAGATCTTAAGACAACTGTCTCTGCACCAAACGGTCGAATCAATGAGCAAACCATTCTACTAAGGGTGATTAAGTGACGGACAATGTAATCAAATTCCCAAAAAGTAAACTTAATACACCACCGCAATCAATCGAAGAAATGGTTGCGGATATTGATCGCCTTCGCCGTCAGAATGCTGATGAGATGACTACTAGTATGATACCACAACTCGTTGGCATTTTCATGACCAATGGCATCGATGCCGATAAAGAAGAATACATCAAAGATGTCTGTATGATTGTAGAGTCTACTAAAAGTCTTCTATATAAATATTTTGACATCGACCATCCATTTCACGAAATGATTGAGTCGGTATTTGAATTCAGTTATAATGATGATAACACGGTTTCGTATGAGTATGTACTGCCAACTGAAACGGAGGAAGAGTGAAAGCTCTTTAATTTGATATGATTATTGTTGACCTATCGCAAGTAATGATTTCTAATTTGATGATGCAGTTGGGTAACCATACCAACACAGAAGTTGAGGAAGATCTTCTTCGACACATGATCCTCAACTCTATTCGTTCTTATAACATGAAGTTCAAGAACGAGTACGGTGAGATGATCATTGCATGTGACGACCGTACATTCTGGCGTCGTAATGTATTTCCCTACTACAAAGCCAATCGTAAGAAGTCACGTGAGAAGTCCGAACTTAACTGGACTCAGATCTTTGATGCACTGCACAAGATCCGTGATGAACTCAAGGCATTCTTCCCATATCGTGTTATTCAGGTTGATGGCGCCGAGGCTGATGATATCATCGGCACACTTGCCATGAACTATGGTGATACTAGCGAGAAGATCCTTATCCTCTCTGGTGACAAAGACTTTGTTCAGTTGCAGCGTTATAACAACGTCAGGCAATTTGATCCTGTCCAGAAGAAGTTCCGTACCACCAATGATCCTGATCGGTTCATCAAAGAACACATCATGCGTGGTGATGCTGGTGATGGTATCCCTAACTTCCTATCAACAGACAATTGCCTTGTTGTAGGTGACCGCCAGAAGCCAGTGGCCAGTAAGAAATTGGATGCATGGGTGTATCTGAATCCAGAAGAATTTTGTGACGACAACATGCTGCGTGGCTATCGTCGCAACCAACAACTTGTAGACTTGACTTATATTCCAAATGATATTCAAAAGAATATTTGGGCAGAGTATAAGGCACAAGCCGGCAAGGATCGTAAAAACCTGTTCAACTACTTCATTGAGAAGAAGCTGAAGAACTTAATCGAAAGCATTAACGAGTTTTAATATGGCAACATTAGCAATTTCACAGATTATTGAAAACGCAGGAAAGCTTGCAACTCCTGATGAGAGGGCACGGTACCTGCGCGCCCATGACAGCGATACGCTTCGCTATATCCTAGAACTGGCATTCTATCCTGGTGTCAAGTGGGAACTTCCAGAAGGCGCACCGCCGTACAAGCCTACATCCTATCTGGATCAAGAAGGCCGTCTGTATCAGGAATCACGTACGCTGCCAATGTACCTCTCGGGCAACAACCCAGAACTTGGCAAGGTCAAGCGTGAGATGTTGTTTATCGGCCTACTAGAGACACTATTCCCTAAGGATGCGCAACTTCTTATTGCCGTCAAAGACAGAAAGGTTACCGATCTGGATGTTGAGACTATCAATCTTGCATTCCCAGGACTGATTCCAGCATGAGCAAGTCGACTAAGCGCAATTATAGGTATGACGATGATGAATACTATGAAGCGCATGATCTTAATAGAGGACACCAGTCCCGCCTTAAAGAAAAAAGATTGCGGGCAGCAATGCGATCTAGGAATGTTGATGCATTATACAAACTAACCGAAGAAGAGTATTAATGCCATTATACGAGTTTGTAAATACAGAGACTGGTGAACAATGGGATGACTTCATGTCCTATGATTCATACAAGGCATATCTTGCAGAGAACCCACATATTAATCCAGTCTATTCTATCGCGATCATTGGAGGATCTGGTGATCGAGTAAAACCGGATAGTGGATTTAGTGATGTATTGAGCAAAATTGCTCAGGCGAATCCCCACTCTCCATTAGCCAAGACACACGGCGATAAGGGTGTCAAAGCATCCAAAACACGTGAGGTCGTTCAAAAACATAAAAGCAAGGGATAACTTGTGGAACATAGCCAACCTCGTTTAACCAAAAGAGAGAAGAGAGTTGCCAGACAGAATGGTGAACAATCTGAAGGACCAACATTTAGATCTCAGAACTTCAATCTTAAAAATATCGCTCCGCTTACAGAAAATCAACGTGTTGCATTTGAGGCATTTGATGCTGGAAAGCATTTGATGTTACATGGTATGGCTGGTACTGGTAAAACGTTCATTGCCCTTTATAAATCAATTGAAGCAATGATGGAAAATACTGGTGTACAAAAAAAGATTTACATTGTAAGATCAGTAGTACCAACACGTGATATGGGTTTCCTTCCGGGCAACCAGAAGGAGAAGATGAAGGTATACGAGGCACCTTACTATGCCATCTGCCAGGAACTGTTTGACCGGTCAGATGCATATGAGATCCTTAAGCAGAAGAATGCAATCGAGTTCATCTCAACGTCATTCGTTCGTGGTATCACCATGAACAACTGCTATGTGATTGTGGATGAAGTCAACAATCTGACCTTCCATGAACTGGATTCGGTGATTACACGTATTGGTAAGGGTTGTAGAGTATTGTTCTGTGGTGACTTCCGCCAGTCAGATCTTACGAAGGACCAAGAACGCAACGGGCTGAAAGACTTCATGAGAGTCTTAGGTCGGTTGAATGACTTTGTGCATGTTGACTTCCTCGAACAGGATATCGTTCGATCGAAGCTAGTGAAGGAATATATCATTGCTCGCCAAAAACTCGGTCTCCAACCGTAAAGAATTCTCTTGGTATACGGATGAATTTGATCACTTCCCGCGGGAGGAGATCAACGGCATCCGACACTATGTAACACCGAACGGAAGCTATCCATCAGTCACAACCGTACTCGGTGCGATGATGGACAAGACTGCTCTTGCTGAATGGCGCAAGCGCGTAGGAGATGAAGAAGCCGACCGTGTCAGTCGGCTGGCGGCCGCCCGGGGTACTAACATCCACACTATGTGTGAAAACTATATCCGAGGTCAGGATGTGGATGTTAGTATGCCTTTCAATGTTACTATGTTCAACCAGATCAAGAAGGTTCTGGATGAGCATGTAGATAACATTGTAGGATGTGAGCTGACACTGGTATCTGACGAACTGAAGATCGCTGGTTCATGTGACCTGATTGCCCTATACGATGGCAAGCTATCCATCATCGACTACAAGACGTCATCCAAGAACAAGCTAAAGAGCTGGATTGAGTCCTACTTCCTGCAGACCGCACTCTACTCATACATGCTATGGGAGATGACTGGCATGTTGGCACAGCAGTGTGTGGTTATCATCGCCGTTGAGGAGGAATCTGTTCCACAGGTCTTCATCGTCAAGCCCAGAGAGTACCTTGAGAAGGCAGCGGCTCTCTGTCGAGCCTACCATGCGAAATGAGAAAATGCGGCCGAAGCCGCATTTTTTTTCACTTTTCGATGTACATTATTTTGAAAACAAGGTAGGGTGGTAAAGTAAGCTAAGGAGAAAAACATTGACTACCATCACCTTCGATTTCGACTACAACCACAATATCTTCGAAACCCTCACCCCCTACTATCCTCACATCACCAACATCAACTATAACTCCGACACCCCCTCCGGAAATCCCACCATCACCATCACCTTCACCACTCTCGAAATCCTCAACCAATTCAAAACCGAAAACTACCTCTAAAACCAACCAACTAAGGAATTTGATAATGACTATCGACGAATTCAACGACCTCTTTGACGTCCATGACGATCTCCATGACAAGTACATGGAGTACATCATGGAGAATGCCGATCCCAGCGAAGTCACCATCTGTAACGGTGATACGTTGATTGAAGCAGCCGAACGCGGTTACCTCTTTGAGGACTTCTATGCACACTGCATAGAAGTCGGTATCGAAAATATTTAAAAATAAAGGTGTACATTTTATCAAAACTTTGGTAAGGTGGATATATGATGAAGAAGGAAACGAAAATGACTGCTCCTAAGACTATCCTCATCGGTGACCGTGTTCGCTACGAATCTGCTCTCGGTACCATCCGCGGTGAAGTCGTCAAGATCACAAAAGACTGGAATGCCAACCGCGATCTGATTGACTGGATCTATATCCAGTATTACAACGAGAAGTCACCTTCGAAGCACTCCATTGTCCGTCTCGCCGATACGGCTCTCGAGATGATGAAGTTTAAGGTTATTTTTCGTGATTGCATCAACTACGATGCCCTTGCAGAGCAAGCTGCTCACGAACGTATGATGGAGATGTGAAATGAAGTATCCTGAACTCAAATGGGTTGTGATGTGCCTGTGGAAGAACAGCTCGTATTGGGAAGCCATCGCTGCTTTCAACTGCGAAAGCGCCGCTGTCTCGTACAAGGAAGACTGCGAGAATGTCAATGCCGGCTGGCTGACATATAAGATTGAGGAGATCGCTAATGAATCGCGTTGAGTATAATACTGCAGGCTTTGTGATTGTCCAGATTAACCATAAGGTGTTTTTTGCTCCATCTTCTGATTGTATCGGCTGGCCTGAAGAGTTTATCGAGAACGCGTCTGAACAGGTCCTTGAAGAGATCGGCTTTCAGTTCTCACATGGTTTAAACGCATACTAAGGAATTGATAATGACTACTATTTCTGCTAAACGTCCGCAGCTCACTGACGGCACCAACGTTAACCTTCGTACGGTAACTAAGTATGCGAAGGAAGCCATGATTGCCCTTGAGCAGTCCGGTGAAACCGAGGCTGCCCATTACTTTGAGATGTTTTATGAATATCTGGTTCGAGACGTTTCTAACGGTAAGCCCTTCGGGTTTACCTATAAGTCTCTCGGTCTGTAAGGAGTTTATGGTGTCTACTCCAGTGATTGAATACTTTGGCATCGATACCGTTCAACAAGCCATCGCTGCATATTTTGCCAAGCATGGCGTGACAGAAGACATTCGCGACTATCTGATGACACTCGAGGACGAAAAACCCGATGACTTTTTTCAGCTAGTTTCTGATTTTATCGAAAAATAAACATGTACATTATTTCAAAACTTTGGTAGTATGAATAATAAGCTAAGGAGATTGAAATGACTAAGCCTACTTACTGGCTCTTTAAGGAATCCAACTGGGGCACCACTCGTTGGGTGGTTGCAGCGCCATGGTGTTCTCCATTCGGTCGATACCGGACTGCATCGGCCGCTCGTAAGGATGCGAAGGTATATGGCTTGAAGCTCAAGCGGCGCGAAGATTTTGATTCGCAATATTTTTAAAAATAAACATGTACATTATTTCAAAACTTTGGTAGTATGAATAATAAGCTAAGGAGATTGAAATGAACATCTACACCAGTCAGATTGCTACAGCCCTTCAGATTTCTTTGGAAGCTGCCGCGCAGGTTCAATATCACATGGAATGTGATGACTTTGATTTCAGCGAGTCTTCAACACGGCAGCTGATCAACGTTGCAAAGCGCACGGTCCGCGACATGGCTTTCTTCGACGAATGCTGCTTGCAAGCATCTTAATTTGAAAATAAACATGTACAATATTTCAAAAACTGTGTATAATGATTATATCAACAGCGAAAAGGAAAATTCAAATGTTTGACGCACACGTTAATACTGCCGTTGTCGCCACTCAGGACTATCTGAAGTCGATTGGTAGGGATTGCAGCTTCGAACAGGCCGCCGCTTTGTTCCGTAACGCTGCTTATGTCTGGAGCGACGAAACGGTTTTGGAGGGCTACGATGAGCAGGCTGATATCGAAAAATAAGCATGTACATTATTTTAAAAACAATATAAGGTGGACCTATAATGAAGAAGGAAGCAAACATGAACAAGATTATTCAAGTTATTAGCGATATGAAGGCTACTATGACTCCTGCAGAGTTTCGCAACGAGATGCTCGCAAGCCTTGCTTTTCTCATTATGGCTCCAATCCTGTTCGCAGCGTTTTGGATTATCACTCCAGCGTAAATTAAACATGTACAAATAGACCATTCTATGGTAGAATGGTTATACCAAACTGAAAAAGGAAACTATATAATGACTCATATGATTGAATTCCTCGACGGCAAGGCTTCGATGGCTTATGCAGGCGAAACTCCATGGCATCACCTCGGCACGAAGGTCTCGAACGATCTCACTCCGAATCAGATGCTGAAGGCAGCAAACCTTGACTGGAAGGTCAATCCAGTTCCTGCATATGCCGAAATCGGTGGCAAGCAAGTCGACATCGGTCACTCCGCTCTGGTTCGTGACGTTGACAACAAGATCCTCGATGTCATCACCAACGATTGGGTTCCTAACCAGAACGAGTCAGCTTTCGAATTCTTCAATGATTTCGTTTCAGCCGGTGAGATGGAAATGCATACCGCTGGTTCGCTTCGCGATGGTCAGCTTGTTTGGGCCTTGGCCAAGGTGAAGGATTCCTTCGAGTTGTTCAGTGGTGATCAGGTTGATTCCTATCTGCTCTTCACCAATCCACATAAGTATGGTTGGTCGATCGATGTTCGCTTCACTCCTGTTCGTGTGGTTTGCAACAACACGCTGACTCTCTCGCTCAACAGCCAGTCGAGTAAGATTGTGAAGGTCAGCCATCGTCGCGAGTTTGACGGTGACGTTGTCAAGGAAACACTCGGTGTCGCCAAGGAAAAGCTTGCCAAGTACAAGGAAATGGCCGCTTATCTTGGTTCGAAGCGTTACACCGATGAGAACATCGTCGAGTATTTTCAGCGAGTGTTCCCTGTGACTGGTTCGAAGAAAGATCTCAGCAAGAATGCTGGTATCGCTCTCGAAATCATGGATCAGCAGCCTGGTGCTGAATATGGCGAAGGTAGCTGGTGGCAGGCTCTCAACGCTGTGACCTTCATGACCGATCACATGATCGGCCGCAACGCAGACAATCGTATGACTTCTGCTTGGTACGGTTCAAACAAGAACCTGAAGACGAAGGCGCTGGAAACTGCGGTGGAATTTGCAGATGCCGCATAACGTGATTGGGAGAGCTTCGGTTCTCCCAATTATAAATACGTTTATGGTAGAAAACGGTACTTACTTTGTCGGAATAGCATTGGAAATCGAGGATGAAGAGATCATCTTTCCGGTCAAATTTCATACGAAGAATTATAAAGAAGCGCTGACATTGACTCGTTGTATTACTAACGGTGATCCAAAAAAACGAGTCATGTTTGCTGATATTAATGAAAGGTTCTAATATGAAAAAGATTCTTACAACTATAGTTACCGAGAGTATGCTCATCTCTGTTCCAGCATATGCCGAACGTCGTCACGATAGTTCGAGAGACAGA